CCATAGTGGGATATTCTTTTTCCCAATTAGGGATGTCTTTAATCCAATCTTTAACCATAATTAAGCCACCAATGAAATGAATTCGCCAAGAACTTTCTTATTTAGTTTCTTGGTCTTAAGAGATTTAACAAATGCTCTTTTGATTTGTGCCTTTGTTGCATCATCCTCTACTTCAAACTCTGCATCATCTGATAGGTTAGAAGAAGACATTGCAAAGTATGCATCATATCCAGAATTATGAATAACATAACTCTTTTGCTTCTTCCAATCTCTCTTAATAACTTCAAACTCTTTACTATACTCACGATAATACATTTTCGCAAATCTCATAGAATCACGATTCTCAAGAAGACGTATACCAATAAAGTTTACTGTTGGGAATCTATCCTTTAGGTTGGTTATTAAGGCAGAAGTGAAATCACAATAATTCCAACCAAACTTATAAGTCTTACCAACTTTCCTATCACGTAAAAATGATGTAGCAGGATTGATACGACGCATTCCCATATATGGTGAACTCTCTTCACCATCACGATAACGATAACGTGTTACCATCTTATGATAAGGAAGATGATTTGCTTCACCATCAGTTAATATAATACACTGAACTTTCTGCACATTATTCTCTTTCTGGAACTGTGGAAGAATTTTATGAAGACAAAGTATTGCTTCATTCAAAGGTGTTCCTGAAAGATTCAACTGTTGTGGAGTAGTATAATAAGAATGATATGAACGATTAAAATAGCACCCAAGTCTCCAGATATTAATCATCTGATGCTCCAAGGTCTTTGCATTAACCTTACTGCTAAGAAGATTCAATAAAGAGAAAGTATCATCAACAGCAAAATTATATTCATTTTTCTCATAACGAGAATGAACTATTTCTTCACCATGACGTATCCACTCATTAGTAAAAGCATAAACCTCAAAAGGAATAGAAACTTTCCTACAGAACCAAACTAAGTTATAAAGTTGCTTGATAGTATCCTGCATTACATAACTCATTGACCCAGACCAATCCAAAATGAATATCAATCCGTGGTTCTTCCCGTCAGGAATTGTAGTAATTCTCTTAAAGATGTCTTCATTGAATCGATACGTATGAAGCTTTGTTGTATCGAGGACCCCAGTGCGATTTGTAGCAGAACGAGCATAATTGTCAGCTGCTTTCCTACATTCAAATTCTTTAACAAGATAACCTACCTCCTTTTGTGCTGATCTTTTGAATTGTACATAGTCATTATCAGACTCTGTAAATAGATCAAAGTCAAAATGATACTCACTTTTAGACCATTGATCTTTTTGCTCTTTCCAAGAAGCATCAATTACTTGATGAACTTCAGCATTACTTACTACTATTTTATCTACATTAATTGTTGGAATCTCAACATAAACATTATCCTCACCTTGCTGATTTACCAAACTCTGAATGTTATCTTGTAATGCATCAGCAGTCTGTACTTCTGGTTCATTCGGAACCTCCAACTCTGGTAAATCACCTTGAGTACCACCACTCTCTTCCATCTGTGGTGTTGGTTGAGGAGAATTTTCTGTATCACCCTCTTCACCCTCACCTTCAGATGGAACGTTACCCATATCAAGTTCCAATTCACCCTGCTTTGATTGATTCTCTAAATCAATCTTTGCTTCTTGCTCTTGTACCTTTTTACAATACTCATAAAGAACCTCAGATGCCTTAAGCATTTCATCAAAGGTTTCAGCAGCACCAACTAAATCGACAATCTCCTTTTCAGTATCCGAAAAAGCCAGATCAACGAAGTTACCCACCTTATAGAATAAATTAATCCTATCAGCAAGATTAAAAGTAGTAATATCTTCATCTTCTATATCAAAGAAATCTTGTTCGTTAAGTTCATTATACCCATTATAAAAAGTCTTGGCAATACCCATATACTTTCTCTTCATCAACTTCTCAACCCTTGCATCCTCACAGACATTTACAAACTGTTGAGGGACTTGAACCTTCTCTGTCCAATCTTCATCAGGAGTAAAGAGTGCGTGTGCAACCTCGTGACCAACCAACATATCATATACATCGTGACTTGCCTTCTCCCATATTGGAAGGGTCAACACACGAGTATGGACATTAAACTGTGCTGTGGGAACTGACTTATGCTCTACTACCAGATCTTCAGTAGCAAGCAACTTGGCGAGATTTGATTTGATTTCTTGCTGAACTGCCATCTCTGTTTTCGTTGTATGTACCTACAATACTAGAAGACCTCCGCTTTTGGGAGGTCATATAACGCTTCTTAACATTCTGTAACCTTTGCCGTGCTTGTCGCAGGGCCTGTGGTTTCAAGGTCCGTTTAGGTTCCTTGCCCGAATTGTGTTGCCAGTTAGGGACTTTCATCGTCATCACCCCATCCTTCTGATTCTGCTGTGGTCATACCTCCGCAGACAGTATACGCATTGGGGTCAGCCGTGTCAACTGGGTTTAAAACCGCAGGATTGTCCCCTTGTTGAACGCAACTACTAATCATCTGCCTCTACAGTATCCAGAATATTTATTGTAGGAAACCATCCAGTACTCAACATAATAGAAATATCTGCCACATTATCCTCCGCCTCTCCAGGAGTATAATCCTTAACTGGCAAATCACCTTGACCAAATGCTTGTGCTAACTTACGTACAGGTATGGATTCCCCGTACCCAACAGGAACAGGTCCACAAATAGTACTACTAGCAAGATACCTAATAGCACGACATACATCCTTAACATGAATCCAGTCTCTCCTGTGATTAGTTACATATGGTGCTGTTCCATCCTTAAGCATTCCATACATCATATTATCTCTACTATCAGGGCCATAGACCGTTGTGAAGCGCATTCCTGCACTGTTTGGAGGTGCCATCTGTTCATTAACCCATTTACTCATTGCATAAGGATTATTCCAATAAGGACCATCTACAGCACTTGAGGAAGCATAGAGAAGACGAACATCATAATCTCTACACCAATTAAACAAGTTCTTTGCCTTAACAACATTATTATTATAATACTCTTCTGGTTTCTCTAAACTCTCACGTATGTCTGCCCAAGCTGCAAGATGAATTACAAGTTCATAATCACCACCATCAAAATCACCAACATCATCTGGATGATCTATACCATGAACATCATACCCCTCAGTAGATCTCCAATCAGCAAAAACGTACCGACCAATAAAACCTCTATGTCCTGTTACTAATACTTTCATGTCACTGGCCAATCAATAACTGTTCTAATCTCTTGATTATATTTCCATACCTCTTTAAACATATCAGAATTAACACCGTGCTCATCAAACTGAACAATTAAAGAATTTAGATCTTTAGGAAAACAAGTTCCACCAAATCCCCTATCATTATCTATCCCAGGAACTTGAGTATGTGATTTCCCTATCCTACTATCAGAAGAAACTCCCCGACGAACATTAGTATAATTCATCCCTACTGCTTTACAAAGATCATGTATCTTATTAAAATAAGCAACCTTATATGCAAGGAAAGTATTTGAAAAATATTTAATTGCTTCACTCTCATCTGAAGAAACAATTATACTTGGAATCTTTGGAAAACAAGACTCAAAGAAACAAGTAAAATCAACACAAAGTTCCCTATCCCCACCCACAACATTACGTTCCGCTTTTCCAAAATCCTCTACAGCATTTCTTGCCGTAAGAAATTCTGGATTATGAATAACATTATGTCTCTCAGTATATTTCTTTGTTGTACCAATAGGAACAGTAGATTTAATAACAAAAGTTCCTGTTAAATTATCAGGTAAATCTTCAAAGAAATCATCAAGAATAGACAAATCACATTCTCCCGTAGTCCTCATTGGAGTTGGAAGACATACGAAAATAAAATCTTGTCTAATTACATCATCCAAACTATTAAGGCATCGATTCTTATCTACATCGAATACCTTACATTTTACTTTATCTCTTAAGTTCTGGTAAACGGCATTGCCTACAAAACCATTACCAACAATTCCTACAGTAACATTGTCCATCATGATGTCATCCTACTAAATCCTTTAAGTTTTTCAAATCGAATACAATTCTCAAATTTATCTTCCATACCTCCCTTATGAGATATGACAAAGATATTAGCATCCTCAATTACATATCGGATGATCTTTAAGAATTCTTCTGTCCCTTGTCCATCTAGTGAACTATCAAACACTTCGTCCAATATCATTAAGTTGGTCGAGACTGAATTCTTAAACTTAGCAACTTCCCTCCAAGTAAAGAGAAGTGCTAAATCGATTCTTTGTTTTTCACCTTCACTAAACGACGCATAAGAGAAATCCTCATGTATTGGGGATTGAACAGTTTCGTTAAACTCCTCATCAAGAGTAAAGTTTATGTAGAAGTCCATCATCTGTAGATAACGGTTTACTTGCTGATTTATCAGCGGTAGATACTTCTTGATGATTTTAGTTTTCACTCCTCCGTCTTTCAATAAGCCGTAAGTGAAGTTATAATACTTGATTTTGTCTTTACGAGAGACTAATTCGTCATAGGTCTCCTGGAGATTCTCCTTAAATGTTTCTAACTTGTCATGCTCAACACTTCGGTTTTCAAGTTGACTGGTAAGTGTTTGAATTTCAGATTCCAGTTCTTTGACTTGTCTCTGACATCCAGAGATGCGAGTATTGTTTTTAGAAATGCCATGCGTTAGTTTAGTGATCTCCTTACTTAAGGTCGTGAATTGACGCTCTCGTTCTTGTTCTTGTTTAATTGTCTCTTCCAGTTTTTTAAAACCAGATTGCAACTCTTTTGCTTTAGTTTGAGCGTCAGCGATTTTATTTATTCTAAACTCTTCCTCGATTGATTGGGTACATGTGGGACATACAGTATTATCTGTGAAAAACTTATGCTCTTTGGTTATAGTGGATACATTATGAGAGATTTTTCCCTTCAGTGTGTTTAGTTTTAATAACTTTTCTGAAGCACCTATTAAAGTTTCTTGTTCTTTCGTAAGGTCCCCAACATTAGATTCTATGATTTGATTCTTCTCAACATTAGTATCAATTTCAACTTTAAGTACTTTAATTTTACCATTCTTATCTTCTATATCTTCCTTACCACGAGTTTCTATCTCTTTCATAAATCTCTCTTGCATCGAAACTTTATCATTAAGAGATTCTTTCTTTAAGTCTAAAGTTCTAACATCTTCCTTAACCTGACGTATCTTATCTTTAATAATATTATTCATTGAAGTGAATATTTTGATGTCAAGTAAATCCTCAATAACATCCCTTCGATTTGGAGCAGTTAATTGCATAAAAGGAACAAACGTACTACTACCAAGAACTACAATCTGAGTGAAAGATTTGTAATTCATTTTAATTACATTCTGTTCCAACCACTTCTGTTGTTCATTAGCATTATGAGATTGATCTAATAACTTACCATCCCTATAAATTTCAAACGTATTTGGTTTAATTCCTCTTACTACTTTCCATTTAATTGTTCCAGTAGAAAATTCTAATTCTACACTACAATCTTTTTCATTAGTAGAATTAACTAACTGCCCTTTACTAATTTTACGAAAAGGTTTATTGAATAGACTAAATGTCAGTGCATCTAATACTGTACTCTTTCCACTACCATTTACCCCCACAATTAATGTGGTGGAATTGCCTTTAAAATTAATTTCAGAATATTGATTACCCGTTGAGAGAAAATTCTTCCATCGGATTTTTTCAAATAAAATCATGGTGTTTAGTACTAGGCGGCACTACAATGTCATTTCGAGTTATGACAGCATACTCATAACCGTGCTGCTCACAAACTCCTATCATCATCTCTGGTTCAACTTCAATAACGTGCATTTCAGGATATTCACTGTCTTCTAACATTGTAGCATAACGAGTTGCATCATCCTCTTCTTCAAAAAGATAAAGGACATGATTGCCTTCTTCATTTTGAACAGAGTATGCACCCTCATTCTCTTTGCCATATACTGTTAGAATAAACATTAAACTAACTCGCAAGCCTCCTGATATACACTTTTAATGACCTCCTGTATTCTTGATTTCTCAAGAGAAATTTCAGACTCCTCAATATACCTGTTTAAAATAGAAAGAGTATCTTCAGATTCAAAGGCTTCAAAATCCTCACTTTCCTCTATTTGAAAATTCTCTACCACCTTAAGTTCAAATACATTAGAAGTATACAACTTATCAATAAATTTTTCAAATTTTCTAGGATTAGATTTTTTGCGAACAATAACTTTTACAATTTTATCTTCATACTCACGAGTATCAAATGTTTGGTAATCTTGATCCTCATAAAAGATAGTATAAAACATTCTATAAGGATTGTCTATAGGGGTGTGCTCTAAAGTTTCTGTGTCAAAAATATGAAACCCTCTAGTATCAGCTAAATCATTCCAAAACATTTCATATGGATTACCCAAATAAAATACTCTTCCATCATCAGATCTGGTATGGTAGTGTCCAGAAAATACTTTATCAAATTTATCAAATACTTTAACATCAGTTCCTTGTTCCATCACATATCCACGATGGATTCTAAAACCCTTACACTCAAGGTGACCCATCGCCATAGGACACTTGGTTTTTTTAATTAACTTAAGTGTTTTCTCTTCATTCTCTGAATTAATCCAAGGTATAAGAAGAACACCCAATTTATCCAACTTTATCTCAGTTGCCTCTGAGTAGATGTTTACATTATCATACTCACGAAGTAACAGATCTACAGCATTTACATCATTAGTATTCTTATAATATGCGGTATGATTACCCACAATAGTGTGGATCTCACATCCCATTTCCTCTAACCTATCGTAATAATTATCCTTTGCCCAGGATAAAGATGAAAAGTCGATACCCTTTCTGCTATCGAAGGTATCGCCCATATCAATAATGGTAGTAATACCTGCTTTCTCAATAGTCGGAAAAAATACATCATTATAAAACCTCAAAAAATAATCGTGAAAATGCTTTGAATTTTTCCTCGCACCAAAATGTTGGTCGGTAATTATCGCAACCTTCATTTTTTATTGCTATGTGCTATAGAACCTTTAAATGGATTTTTAGTTCTATTCAATACAGTAATAAATTTATCTGCTACAAATGTTCCTGCCACACATACTTCAATCTCATCTCCATCATCCCAAATAGGAGTACCATCTTTCTTTCTGGTATCAAGGGCTTTCTCAAGATCAGCAATTATC